GATTGCTTAATGACCTGATCAGCATTAAAGCCACTTTGAATAGCAGTGTTATAAATATCAGTTGCATTATCTGCTAGTGACTTAGCACCCGCAAAAAAGTTGCCGGACTGTACGGAATTAAACTGCATAACACTTCTACGCTTTATAAACCCATTGTACTTAGATAGAATAAATATAGTCTTGTAAAATTAATCTGGCAATCATGGCAAGAACCGCAGATTTTAGAGATATCAATAAGAACGGCATTGACGATAGAGATGAAGGTTCTGAATCAAGAGAGGGTGCGTCTACAACTCAAAGAGGTAAGTTAATGTATGACAATATGATGAAATCAATCATGGGTAGATCAGAGGATCCTGATGATACTCTGGGCCGTGATTTGAAAATGGGATATGCCTACAACGTATTAGGTAAAGGATTTGATTATGGATTGACCAAAGGTATGACTGAGTTTCAGTCGGGCATTGTTAAAGACAACACCTTGTTTAATGCTGACTTGGAGTTAAGGAACCAGCGTGATGCTCGTGCTGATGAGTTTGGATATGGCATGCGTGCTATGGACAAACAGTTCGAGCTACAAGACGAGTATCAGAACCGTGAATACGGTAGAAACATGGGATACATGCAGGCAACAGGTGAGCAGACCCGCAAGAACTACAGGTCTCAGGGTGTTGAAGATCGACTCTCCAGGATTACCCAAGGCGAACAAGACCGTTTAAATACTGCAGCAGTTGGAGATCAAGCACGAAAGAATTATGATTTTGAAGATCGGGTTAACGCTCGTGGAGAAAAAAGAGATCAGGACAGGTCGAGTGCACTGGCTAGAGGATTCTAATGAATACAACACAATCTAAATCAGGTAAGGTCTACGTCACGTACGTGGACCAATGGCTAGATACTTTACCTGCTGCTGAGTCTGAAGACTTCAGAGAATTTGCTGAGGTGACTCCGTCAGTAATTGAAATTTGGGTATATGCAGGAATCTTGAAATACCCAGGTACATTTAATGATATGGCCCGTTGGGTCAAAATGAAATTTAAAAAATTAAATCGCCGTGAGATACTCAATAGCGAGATTGCTGCTCTCCACTCCGATATACAAGACTTACGAATGGCCATTACCTCGGGCGAAATCAAAGGCTCGGATGGTGCGGCTCGCCTGGCTTCATTGGAGAAGGAACTTAGGTCGCATATTGAAACGTCTGATCGGATGAACAAGACGACTGATAAGCGTGGACTGATCTTGGCAGGCGCTGATCGTGTAATGCGTGAGTTGACTGCAATCTTCAAAGACGACCCACATTTTGCAGAGCCTATTGATAATGCAATGAACGCTGTTTGGGCGAAGATCTATAGTGAGCTAAACTAATGTCTCTCAATCGCCCTGAGCTTAGAGAACTGCCTTCGATAGTTGATGCGGGTATTGCTGGAATACGATTAGCTAATACACTCCCAAAAGCCCTGCCACCAATAGATGAGGCAGGCTCTGGTACGTCTGCAAGGCAAATAGCTGATGCCGAACTAAAGCGTGATATGGGAATTGCGTTCGCAGAATCAAAAGCAATGCAAGCAAGAAGTAGAGCATTGCAGCGTCTAAAAGACAAGCAATATGAGCGTGAAGCCAAAAACTTCGGTGCTATACGTAGATAACAATTATTAGTTAAACTTGGGGTAAAGGTTTAACTTATGGCAATATCAAGTGCTGCATTAGCTTATAAAAGATCAGCGTTAATGACGGCAACAAAGGTAACTGTCAAAGCACCTTCAGAAGAAGTATTAGAAGCAAGGGATAACTTTCAGGCTTTTTGTAAGTTTATGGGAAAGGCTCCAGCCAAACATATGTTGGAGTGGCATGCCGAATTATGTACAGGGAAGGATAGCGAATGTCTACTAGGAATCGGAGGACCAAATACTGCGATCCTCGCACCCCGTGGATCTGCAAAAAGCACTGTCCTTGGTTTGTTTGCAGCTTGGATGATAGGCCGTCATGCCGCTGCAAAGCAGATGCTGAGGATCTTGTACATCGCCTACATGGTGGACATTAGTCGAGCAAAATCAGCAACCATCAAAGGTATCCTTACTTCCCCCAAATACAGAGAAGTCTTTCCTATGGTGAGACTATCGAAGATAAAACGAAGCGATGAATATTGGAGTATTGACTACGAGTTTGCGGGAATTGATACGGCAGGTGAAGAAGCATTCACCATTGCGTGTGGGGGTCTCAAAGGAGCTATCACAAGTAAGAGGTCGCAGTTGGTACTTATCGATGACCCTATTAAATCCGCTGCGTCAATCAACAATCCTGACATACGTCGTGAAATGGAACAGACGTGGTCCAACGTCATTGCTCCAACGATGTTCCAGGGCGCGAGAGCAATCTGTCTCGGAACGCGCTTTCACTTTGACGATATACACGCAACATTGTTCGTCCCCAAAAACAATTGGAAGCAGATCGTTCAGCAAGCGGTCCTGACAGACGACGAAGGCAAGCAACGTTCATACTGGCCAGAGTTCTGGTCCATGAAATATCTGAATGACAGAAAGCTTGAGGATCGAGTAGCCTTTGCATATCAGTATCTCAATACAGCTGTCAGATCAACTGATGTTGGAATTTCACCTGAGCTGATTATTAAAGGCGAAGTTCCAGAAGACTATGACTGCTTAGGCGTAGGTATTGACCTTAGTGCAGGACTTCGTGAAAAGAACGACTGGACTGTAATGACGTTAGGTGGAATTAAAGAAGGCAAAATTTACATGATTGATCAGCGTCGTGCCCGCACCATGGGCAATCTTGAAAAGATGGACCTCCTCTGCGAGATGCTTGCTGACTGGAACATCCTGCTTGAAAACGACGAAAGTCAATTTTTTCCAACAATGTCGCCGTGCGTAATATGGCCTGAAGCCGTTGCTTATCAGAACTCATTTGAAGGTGATTTCAAAAGGGTAATAATTGAACAACGTGCTTTATACAACTTGTCCGTATCTCCAGTAAAAGGATTTAAGGGAGACAAATTAGCCAGATTAAGGGGCGTTCTAGGATTATATGAAAATAAGCGAGTGGTCTGGAATAAGTGGAGGAAGTGGAATGTTCTGGAAGATGAGCTATTGAACTTTGGGCATTCACCACATGATGATGCTGTGGATTCAATGGTATTAACAATGGGTGGATTATTGCGAAGAGGTAATTTACAAATTGACTACAATAGTGATAGCTTTGATTTATAGTTAGCGAATGTCTAGAAAAGCCGGAAGTGACGAGTTTAAAGAAGAACTTAGCCGTGCCGAACAGAATAGGCAGTATAGAGAAAGCCTATTAACTAACAGTGAAGAGCGTGCTAGAAGGCTTGAAGGTATCGAAGGTATTGATGGCCTTGATGAATTACTTGTTTCACAAGCACTTCAAGGAAGCAATTTTGGTGAGAAAGACCGTGCTCGTTATGACGCACTACTAAAGGAACAAAACCCTGGAACAGATACTGATACTAATCCTACCCCTCCTGAATCAGCCTCTCCCGGTCAAGGTGGTGGCGGCCAGACTACTGGTAATGTAAGCGGCGGAACTGGTTCGATTGTTTCTCCCATTTCTCAGGACAATGATATTGCTATTGATGGTAACCAGAATACTGTAAGTCAGGACAATTCAATTAATCAAACTGTAGATAATAGTGATAATTCACGTCGTTACTACGGTGGCAGTAGTCGTACCTTTAATTACAGAGGTGGTGATGGAGAAAGCAGTCTTTATGACTCACCTGTAAGTAAGGCAACGATGGGTGGTTTCTACGATACTGATGACAGCCCTGCAGCTGCCGCTAAGTTTATGGATATGTATGTTGATTCCAATATTCTGGGTCAAAGAGATATTCGCAGAGACTATGACAAGCGTAAAATCACTGATTATGGTGCCAATGATCCAGGCAGAATGACTGAGTTAGAAGGACGATTAGGAAGATCAATTGAAGGTTCACGTGCACGTGCTGACAAACAAGAACGTAAAATGTTTGGAGACAATCCTTACGGTGGAACTTTCAAACTGCCGCAGCTTCCTAACCCTGTTGTAGATAACACTAAACAGATCTATGAAGATTCAATAGAGCGGATCAAAAAGATCTAAACTGTAAATAACTAAAGAGAAATAATATGGCAAACAGTGCCGTTAAAGGTGAATTTCAGCAAATCCTCTTAGCTGCTAAAGAACGTCGAGGGGATTTGTCTGTAGACACAATGATTGTGTCTTCGCACCTTGCACAGATGCGGACATTCATGCTTCGAAGAGGCGTTGAATTCTATTCAGAGCAAGATTCTTACGGGAAGCGTAGAGATTTCCTGGCACGTGTGGTCGAAGAGAATATGCTGGAAATGAAATACGACAGTATTGTCGATTATTTCCTGTGTGATGGTCAAGGTCTGTTTTACTTCCGACCTTCTGGAGAGAGTTATCAGATTTTATACTTCCCACAAGACAGCTATAGAGCATATCGCGATCAAACCGGCGAACTTGAGTCTGTCGTACTCGTCTATTCGTTCAATGTGCAGCAGACTCACGGTCTAGCAGATAATTATCCTTCTGCTAACGGCAAGTCAGGTAAAAAGAAGTGGATTCAACTAAAAGTCTTTAAAGATCGTATTGAACAAACCATTTCTGACGAGAAAATTGAGTTTGCCAATCAGATGGGTGCAATGCCCATGGGCAATACAGGTCAAACAGAAGTATTGACAAATAGTCTTGGATTTATCCCTGCGGTTGAAGTTTTCAATCACATGGATTGTACCGGTGAAGCTACTGGTAATGGAGAATTCGATTGGTTGGCTCACCAAATTCTTTACCACGATGAATTAGTTAGGAACATCCGTAAGAACATGAAGTTCTTCGGCAATCCAACTCTTATTTCTAGTAGGCCTAAGCATGACATCGTTGATAGCGGTGATGAAAACTCTTTCCGACCAACGATCAGCTCACAAGCTGGTTTTGCGCCAATTGGTGCTTCTTCACGTGCCAGTACTCGTGTAAGTCAGCCATTTGGTGGAGCATCGCTAGACGGTCAGATCAAAGTACCAAGAGTGATCGCAAACCTTGAGCCAACAGACCGCGTGGGCTACATGACACCTGACAGCGTCTCAGGTGACCAGAATCTCTACGTCAAGCAATACCGTTCTGAGATCCGCCTGGCTTTAGGTGGAGTTGACGACATTGACATCAACACCGCTGCAACAGCATACGAAATTAAAACCCTGTATGGACGTGTTGCTGCTACAGCGGAGAAGAAAGCTAGATCATTATTTACATATGGATTATGCCGTTTGTTTGCAATGATGATCTACTCTGAGGAACGTAATTTCAGAGAATCATTTGCAGTTGCTATAGGCCTTGAAGAGCCCATGTTACCTCTGCCTGAAGAATATCAGGACGAGGAAATGTTTAAAAAAGCTGCTGAAAAATACAAGAAGGATTATCGAAAGTTTGTTGAAAAACGTGATAAAGAGATGCGTGCTAAACTAGATTCAGGTGAGATACCTCCTGGTGTCACTGGCCTCATCCCCGACGGCTCAACAAAAGTTAGTTGGAGATGGATGGGCGAAGTCTTTGAAGAAAGCACTGAAGACATTCTGAATAACAGTATTGTCGTCCGTAACCTTCAAGAACTTGGAGTTGATTCTATTGAAGCTCTTAAGTACCTCTTCCCCGGAAAAACTGATGAAGAAAGAGCCGCAATGCTAAGCGGATTTCCATTCAGGATGGTCCAGCAAACCCAAAGCAGTATTAATAGTTTTATTAGTCTTCTCGGTAGTTTCTATCAATTACCGCATCCACAAATGCCAGACATGCCTCTGGCTTCTGACCCGAACCTTGATATGACAGGGTTCCTTTATCGATCTTTAGAATTCTTACGTAAGGAGTTAAGTTACAGTGGAAGTTACAAACCAGGCGACGCAAGCAGCACCCCAGACGAGCTCAGCAGCGCCGACCAATTACGTGCCGTCCGCGGCCAGCCAGTACGCGACGAGCGCACCCCAGACCTCCCAGGTATCACCGGCCCAATCGGTGGCACCGCAGGCACCGGTTTACCAGGCACCGGCCCAGGCCCAGCAGGCTTCGGCTCCTCAGAGCAATCCATGGCAGCAGGCGTTTCAGGCTCTGAGCGCAAGCCTGAATACGTCCAACCCCTCCCAGGCCCAGGTTTCACCCTCGGCTTACCAAACGACGCCAACCCCGCAGGCAACTACACAACCCAGTTGGGCTTCAATGGCGCAATCGGTAGCCCCGACTTCGCAGCCCCAAGCTTCAACCCAGGCGTTTTCGGAAGCAGAGGTCAGTCAGCTGGTGCAGCAGGCGGCTCAGCACGGAGCAAGCCAGGCTCAAGATCAGTATCTAAGCGGAATCAGCAACGAAAGTCTTGAAGTTCTTGAGCACTTTGGTGCTGAAGCTCCTGCTCTCCTGAACACCTATGCATGTGCCGTTGAGGACGCTCTGATTGAGCAGGTCCACCGTGGCAATGATGTCGTGACCAGCCTCCAGGCTTCTCATGAGCAGAACGGTGCCATGAACCTCATGCTCACCAACCCCGACGTGCTTGCTGACTATGTCAACGAGTTCTTTGGTCCTAACGGTCCCTACCCCACCGAGACTGCTGAAGAAACCAGCGTCCGTGAGCAGCATGAAGCTCGTGCTCAGTTCGAAGCTGAGATCCAAGCTCAAGAGCAAGGACAAGTTCCCCCGAACTTCCAGCGTCCCCAAATGGACATGCCTACTCCTGGCCGCCAAGAGAATGTCTCCAGCGACTTCTGGGGTTCCTTTAGCCAGATGATGGACAGCAATCCTGAGCAGGCTTGGCAGTACCTCTCCCAGGCTCCCCAAGGTGCTCTGCAGGCTAAGGCTCTGATCCAAGACAACTGATGGGATACAACTCTGGCGCTAGAGCAAGAGAACTAGGCATCGGCTCTTCGGGGTCGTTGCCTTCTAATCCTGATCTGGATTATGTGTTTCATGGCAAAATCACTCCTCAAATTCTTGAGAAGGTTTTAGGCCGTAAGCCAACGTCAGAAGATATTGCAACTGCTATCCAGCTTGCATCTAGACCTGAAAACAAGAATCTAGATATTTTTGTTAAAGAGCTTCTAGGTGTTGGGGGCGACTATGCACTCAAAAATAGAGCCCCTGA